AAGGTATTATCATTTGGGATGTATCAATTGTGATGATACCTATCCATTCTACCAACCTAATGATGACGGATGGAGAGACATATGGATTGGTGGATATGATTTCAAATGCCCTAACTGTGGAGCTATCAGTAAGAAAGTTGATGCAATTGAGAAAGGCAAGTGGGTACCAACTAGAAACACAAAAGACTGCAAGTATGTTGGATTTCACATTAATCAGCTATATATTCCAAATTTAAATAGAGAATACATAAATGACTTAATGCCAGAGAATGATCCGACTCAGTCTGAGCGTGTTTGGAATAATGAAGTTGTTGGTGAATTCTATGCTGGTGTAGGTATGCCATTAACAAGAGCACATATAGAAATGTACTGTAAAGATCCAGACAGGTATTTCGCCAAGAGGATTAGCTCTAAAGATAAAAGAACTTATCTAGGGGTAGACTGGGGGGACAAAACATCAGAAGATAGCCGAGGGCAGTCCTACTCCTGCGTTGTAGTCCTGTCGGACGCTGGAGATGGTACACTTTTAATTGAACATGCTCATAAACTAAGGGAGCGTAGTTTTGGGTATAAAAAGGAAACTATAAATGAAATGTATAAACGTTTTGGAGTAAAACAAGGTGTATCCGACTTTTTCTTCGGACAAGATGTTGTTCGGGACATTCAGGCAGGGGTTGGTGATAAATTTTTGGGCGCACAAGGAAGTGGGGCTTTGCTTAATCCATTAAAATATCGAGAAGATGAGCTAATGATATCGTATAATAAAGATCTTATGATTGAAGAGTTATTCGATAAGATAAAAAAGGGGAAGATAAGATTCCCCTGGAAGAGTTATGAGCATGTTGAGTGGTTAATTGACCATTGTACATCGATGGGCACGTCACTTAGGACAAAAGGTGGTGGCCAACAAGTTAAAACATATATTAAGGGAACAACGCCTAATGATGGGTTGATGGCTTTAATGTATGCATATATGGCTTGGAAGTTTGATTCGACCGAGAGGTTTACAATCAAACCAGGCAAGAAGATGCAATCTGCCATGCCCAGGCCTTCATTGGCATACGCACCTAGACTAAGAACGTAAGGTAAAAAATGAATAATAGAAGAATTAATAGACCAAAAACTGTTGCTACAACAGTACAAGAATCTTTATCAAAAGATGGTTTCCAGAGGTTATCAAACCTAAGGAGAGCCGAAATACAGGATTCTGAAGCAAGAAAATCAAGAGAAGAAGAGCGGATAGGTGGCAGTAGACATACTATAATATCTCATAGCTCTGCTTATAGAAGCGTCCTAAACAAGAAGGCAATGGGCGGAACTCCGTCCTTACCAACTACACGCGGTTTATCAGATATGCTTGGACCAGAGGTTTACTCTCCATTATTCCAACTAGCTAACTTAAATCTTCCACGAGACAGGGTAACGATGAATGCGTGGAATAGAATATTTTATGACACCCATCCGATTGTAAGAAACGCAATAAACTTACATGCATCCTATCCAATCAGCAAGATCAACATAACTCATCCTGTAAAGGAAGTGCAGGAGTTCTTCCTTGAGATGTCAGAAAAGCTCGATCTATACTCTGTAGTATATGGAGCATCATTAGAGTTCTGGAAGATGGGAGAAGTTTTCCCATATGCAGAGCTGGATAAAGAAACCGGGTCATGGAAAAGAATAACCATTCTGAATCCAGACTATGTACACGTAAAGAAAGCGGCTGTTGGAGACCATACGATTGTATCTCTCAAGCCTGATGCTGCATTACATAGATTAGTTAATTCAAACTCTCCATCTGATGTGCAACTTAAGAAGCGACTACCAAGGCATATCATTGACGCAGTTAAGAAGGGTCAGTCTATTCCCCTAGATAATATGAACGTATCTCACCTAAAGCTCTTAAGCTCTCCTTACGACGTTAGAGGTACCTCAGTAATTGTCTCTACTTATAAAGACCTAATGCTTTATGACAAGCTAAGAGAATCTAAGTTTGCTCAGGCAGATGGGATGGTTAATCCTCTTACCCTAGTTAAGCTTGGTAATGGGACTGACTATCGCCCAACTCAGTCTGACATTGAAGAAATGCGTATTGTGCTTGAAGAAGCTCAATACGACAAGGACTTTAAGATTGTAACTCACGACGGTGTAACAATTGAAAGAGTTGGATTTAGCGGTGGAGTATTGGATATCTCTTCAGACCTTGATCTTATAATGAGCAATCTATATACGGGACTAATGGTTCCTAAGTCTTTAATGGATCAAGAGGGAGCAACTTATGCTAGTTCTTCTATTGGCTTGGAAGTTCTTCGACAGAGATATGACATCTTTAGAAATATGATTAAGAAGTGGCTAGAGCAAAAAATATTTGCCCCCATCTGTGAGATGCAAGACTTCTTTGAATATAGAAATGGTGAGAAAACTCTTCTTGTTCCTACAATTGACTTCAATCATATGAATCTATATGATATGAATGATTACATTCAGGGTGTAAGCTCTTTTGTTGCTAACAAGCAGGTTTCTGTGCAGACTCTATATAGAAGTTTAGGGCTGAGTTATGATGAAGAAAAGCGTAGGCTAAGAGAGGAAGCTATTGATGAAGTTATTAGAACTAAGGAGCTTGAGTCTTTACAATCAATGAGATTAAGAGAGTTGGAGAACCTTGATGTTGATGGCGTCATTCCTGAGCCACCAGACTCTGGATCAGGCGGAATGTCAGGAATGCCGGGTGGAGGCGATGAAGGAGGCATGGGCCTCAACCTACCCGGTATGCCAGGTGGAGGCGGACCCCCTCCGATGCCTGGAGGGCCTCTAGGGGGCGATGACGGTGGAGAGCCACCGCTGGGTCCGCCAGAAGGAGCGACGCCTGGAGGGCCACCTCTACCACCTGGCATCTAGTAATTTAAATAATTAACTAAGAGAGGGTTATATGTCTAAAGATAACGAAAAAGAACTTCTTAATAAAGTTGCTGGGGTCTCTGGTACTCAATCAAGATATGAAGATGCCAACGGCGTTGAATTTTCAGCCCAAGAAATAGCTAGCGGTGGCAAGCACCCTAAACCTTGGAAGCTTAAGTCGCTATCTGATAGAGTCAACAATAAAGATTTCGGAAAGGTTAAGAAAAGTAAATGAAAAAGAAGTCTTATAGCGTTGCTAGGCCAGGAGAGGAAGCTCAGGTTAAAGGACCATCTGCTGATCTTGTAGATGCAGAATCTGCAACTGAGATTGGTGGTCGTGGTTTTAACTTGACTGAGATGACTTCTGATTTCGATGCAGTAGACCCTGATATTTATGATACATATAAATTTGAAAGTAGCGACAAGGTTTTTGATAAAAACATCATGGACCTACTAGTTTCATTGGGCGATGGATTAGATAGCTCTGGAGAAGAATCTTTAGCTGGCTTTGCAGACTTCCTAATAGGAAAATTTGCTCAATCAAGAGATTTAAACTATACACAGATGTTTAATCAGTTAATGATTAAGATTAATAATGCGGACATCGTCAATACTAATCAAGTTCTTAAAAAGATAAGCAAAATATACAGCAGAACTATTGTTCTTGAATATATGAAAAGTCAAGATTTAAATAAATCTAAAGAATCGGCATATAAAAAAGCTCTTCATAGAGCCGACCAATATATATCTGAGGGATAAATGAATAAAGAAGCCCGTGGTTTTCCACATGATTCAAAATTTGTAGCAGAGCAAATTCGTGACATCATTGATGTTATGGTGGGTCGTATGTCTTTAAATTCACAGCAGAATGCTTATCCGAATATAAAAAGCAAGCTTCAAGAGCTTAATATATCAGAGATATCGAATAAAAACCAGCCTGGTGGTTCGTCAATTGGAACTAGTATAAGCTTAATAAAGAATATTTTAAATGGTCGAGATCCTTATTTCATAAAGATGGTACTTGACGAGTTAAGTAAGGGGTTATAATGAAGAAAATTGCATGGCCATGGATTGGAAGTACTCCTCACGAAATGGGTTCCGGCTCCCCTACAGGTGACTTTACAGATAAAGAAGAGGGAAGTCATGAAAGGCCTGATGGTTTAGTTCCAGAAAAATCTGTACTAGAAGATCAAGAAACAATAATGACTTATGAAAATGGAATCATGAGCCCGGTTGAAGATGTATCCTTTGCTGATGATGAAAATAGAAATAAGGTTAGCGTTGAAGTTTCCGACGAAAAGGGTGTCTTTGCTAATTTCTCATGCAATGTAGCTAACAGCTTTGCTGATAAGATTGCTGGACTACAGACATACAGTGGATTGAAGGAAACTGCAGGGCTTATATTTCCATATAGAAGAGCCGAAGATGTTATATACCACATGGGTACAGTATCTTTCCCGATTGATATTATCTTCATAGATGGAAATAATACTATCAAAAAGATATATAAAGATATTAAGCCGGGAACCTTAGGTACTTTTGGGTGTGCGAGCATTAAAAATGTGCTTGAGATATGTGGCGGACTATCAGATCGCTTGGGAATTGGTGTTGGCCAGACTGTTGACATCTCAAGAGGTAAAGATTCTGTTCTAGCTAGCGTTAGCCTCCTTAATAAAGTATCTAGCCAGATGGGTGTAAAAAAGAACGTAATTGTGCAATATTCAGATATGTTTAGGGGCGGATTCCATAATTGGAATGGGTATCCAATTTTAGCAGTAAACAGCAATCTAGATAAAGTTGCATCTAACAGCAGTTTGGTCTCCGATTTAATAAAAAACTTTACATCCGTTGATGATAGAAAGGTATTTGCTTTCGACTTTGATGGCTTAATTGAAGAGTCTCCAATGGTAAGAGTTTATAAGACATCAGAGGTTGTAGAGGACGAAGTACCTTATATAAGAATAGATGGACACACAGTATCTATTGATAAGACTAAAGACGGGAGTGATATATATCGAGATGTTCACCTTTATGAGCTAATATCTGATGGCATAAATAGTGACGAGTCCATATTGTCTAGTTTAAATAAGAGCTTTGCATATTTTCTTCAGGATAAGAAAATAATCGAAGATGCTTCGAAGATATTTCATGAGATAAGGAAGGCCGCTTCAGACTCCGAATCAAGGGTGATTATAGTTACTCGCTCACCAAACCCAGAGTATCTCAAATCTATAGTTTGTGCTAGATTAAACCTGCAATTTGGTGAGCCAATTGATATGGAAGTTGTCAAGGTTGCACAAGATTCAGACGCTTATGATGTCATTGAGGCACTTAAACAATCTTGTGGCAACAAAGATATAAAGGTATTCAGTGACCGCAGTATACTCAAAAGGGCTGGCACTCCAGTGCCTGATTCCATTAAGCAACGTGCTAAGCGTATCTACAAACTTCTAGATAACGCTAAAGAGCTTTCTTCTACTTCATTAGATAATATGAAAAAGAACTTAATGGAGTATGATAATATAAAGGAAGACACTGAGGCTGTAGGTCGAAGCAAGGGCCAATATAACCAGTCTGTTAGAAATAATACGAGAGTAGTTAGAGACTACTTAATAAAAATAAGAGATGCAATTAAAATCTTCAATGAAATTAAGGATATATCTACAACACTAGAGATTATTGA